TCGTGAGGTCGTAACTTTGGAATCATGAAACTAGCGCAGGCATCTATTATTGAGGCTATCTACACGCTTTTAACCGAGAAGGTGCAGGCGGGGAATACTGCCTATCCTTATGAGTTGAGCTATGTGCAGAGGGTGCTAAATGATGGGGGAACGGTGGAGCTTTCCACCTGCTTTACGGATGTGAGCGAGCTTTCTAGCACCATTCCGGTATACACCTCTGAAAGCCCCGATTTTAGCGCAGATGCGTACATATACATCTATCCTATCAGCCAACAGGAAACAGGGCCGCAGGATGAGTTTATTTACGATTGCAGCGTGAGTATTAAGTGCGCTATTGCAAATGATCAGGCGGTTGTGAGCGTGCGTGACGTGAATAAGCTAGGGAATACGGTTGCGGAGATTATGCAGCCGACCACCTTTGACACTATCACGGTGACGGGTTTCAATGTTATCACTCAGCAGATTCAGAGCGTGAACTATGTCGAGCCTTTGCTAAATGGCAGCAGGTACGAATTTAGCGTTACGATGGATTGGCTTGTAAGGGTTGCGAGCGTGTAAGAGTTTGCCTATTTTTGATCCGCATCAACCTTGTTTGAGTTAGGGGGAAGCCTTCGGCCTTCAGGTTGGGGGCTTTTTTGTTGCTTCGTAAATTTGTGACATCAAACAAATTCCACAATGGCACAAAAAGACGGGCGCATCATTCGCCTAGAAATCAACAGCAACTTCCTCAAAGGAGTTACCACCTCTGCCCTCAACTTAACCGCTGACATGATAGATGTCACCAACTATGAGAGCAACAAGAGCAAAGAGTATCTTCCAGGAGAGCAAACCGGAACGATTACGGCTACCTTCACCTTTGATCCAGTCGTAAGCTCTGCCAACTTCACCGATGTATTCGATGCGTGGAAAGCAGGCACAGAGCTTCCCTTTGTGTACGGTGATGCAACATCAGGCTCTGAGGTTATTACAGGCAACTGCTTGGTGTCTTCGCTTAATTGGAATGGCCCAAAGAACGAGGTAAGCACTTGCGATACCACTTTGCAAATCACAGGACCCGTTGCTATTGATGTAGCTTCCTAATGCGTTGGACGTGGAATAACGGAGCTTCGCTCCATCTAGCCGAGATCCTCGGGCATGAATACTTGGACGAAACCTATGCCGTGATTGACACGGCTTTGGGTTTTTTCCGCAATATCAAAGCCGAGAATCAGAAGCGGAGTATAAAGGTCAGCGAGTGGAAAGCGTTTGCTAATATCCTTTACGCTGCGCATTTGGCCGCTTGTGACAGGGATAAGGTAGCCCCTGAGGTGAGCTTGGATGACTGCTTTAGCCATGTGAACAGAGAGCCAGCTATCATTGTCGAGGTGCTGACTGATGCTATCAAGACTATCACCATCAAGCAGAAGGGCGAAGCGGGGGAGGAGATCGCCTGACGTGGGATGATTTACTAGACGTGGCTTGCGGTGAGCTTGGGCTACGTCAGGCGGAGTTTGAGGACATGACCTTTCGGGAGTTCACCCACCGCGTGAGAGGGGATAGGAACAAGCGATACGAGATGTACAGCGTAATGCGAAACCTCGCAGCGTGGCAAGTGAACATCCATATCGCAAGAGGTGACAGGGTAACCCCTCAGCAGATGCTGCCGTTGCCTACGGATGGGAAGACTTCGGAGGTGTTTGATGCTGAAACATTGGAGAGATTGAAAAACTGGAACCCTATTAAGCGATGAAAGTATCTGAGATGTATGTGGAGATAGGCGCGAAGATCGACAAGCTCGAATCTGCGCTTAATCGCATGGAGGGGGGCATAAAGAAAACGGGCAAGCGTTCCGAAAGTATAGCTAAGGCTAGCTTTGGGAAGATAGGCGGGATGATTGCGGGGGCTTTCAGCGTTCAGGCGGTTATTCAATTCCAAAAGAAGGTAATGGAATTGGGGGCGGAGTTTCAAAAATTTGAAGCAGTTCTTACCACCTCGCTAGGAAGCAGCTCACTTGCTCAGGGTGCTTTGTCGATGATACAATCTTTCGCGGCTGAAACACCTTTCAGCGTTAGGGAATTGACGGGCGCATTTGTTAAACTTACCAACCAAGGATTTAAGCCAACAGAGCGCGAAATGCGTAAGTTGGGAGATTTGGCCGCAAGTACGGGAAAGGGCTTTGACCAATTAGCCGAAGCTATTATTGATGCACAAGTAGGGGAGTTTGAACGGCTAAAAGAATTTGGCGTAAGGGCAAGCGCAGAGGGCGACAAGGTTAAATTTACTTTTAAGGGCGTTACCACAGAAGTAGCAAGGACGGAAGAGGCAATGAGAGGATATATCCTTTCATTGGGTGAAACGGAGGGCGTGAGCGGGTCAATGGATGCTATTTCAAAAACCTTAGGCGGAAGTATTAGCAACCTTGGAGATGCCTTTGATAATTTACTCGTAAGCATTAGCGAAACACAAGGCGGCTTATCTTCTTTTATTGTCGGAGCGTCTAACGCCATTAAAGGATTGGCGGCATCTATACAGGCTGGTGGTGTTTTAAGCGTTGACGAGATTTTCTTTGGTGAGAGCGCAGGTCAAAGCACGTTTGACCGCGTTATTGATGGATTTGATGAGCTTTCAAGGAAATACGGAAGTTCTGAAGCCGCGTTAGAAAAGCTCAATGAGCAGGCGCAAAAAAATATGGATTTGGCCGCGACAGCTGATAACGCAAAGATGGCCTATTATTACCAGCAGCAAGCAAACGCCTACAATCGGGCAGCTGTTGAGCTTACAAAACTTAACCAAGCATCGAGCGCAGGAGGCGGTGGAATGGCCCCAACGAAGGAGGACATTGAAAGATGGCATTCCCTCGGAGCAGCCGCCAACCTTACAGCGCAAATTTTAGAAGATGCCTTCGGAGCATCGGCAATCGACATAAGCGGCCCTATCGTTGAAATGGATAGGCTAGCCGACCCTGAAATGGAGGAAGCTCTATCTAACATGAGCGTGGAGCTTGAAGATGTAACCGAAAAGCTGAAAGCCTACTATGGGGAGCTTGAAAGGGCAAACATGGCGGGAGAGCTATTCGGGAGCGTTCTGAACAACGCATTTGAAGCCGCCCTTATCAATGGTGAGAGTTTCTTTGAAACCTTCGGAAACGGGCTAAAACAATTAATACAACAGCTTGCTGCGGCTGCGGCTACATCGTTGGTTCTATCTGCTATCCTTAGCACCTTCATGCCGGGCGTTGGCTTCGGGAAGATCTTTGGACAAGTGTCGGGGGGTATGGGCGGAAGCGGAGGAACGCTTGGCGGAATATTTAAGCTATTCGGAACTGATTTAATAGCAAGCGGGGATAGAACAACAGGCCAACAAGGTAGATTCTAATGTCAACGAAGTACAAGGCTAAATTCACCGACACCCGCGAGAATTATGAATGGGAGCTTCACCTATTTGACACGAGCTATACAAGCTATTCCGATCGCGTTGTCGCTGATGGCGGAACGGTGGAAGGCATCGACTGTCTACCTGTTGACCTCACAGAGCTTGTGGAGTATAAGCGAATGGAGCTTGGGGCAGATGCTTTTGAGCTTGAATATGGCAAGCGCGGTGATGAGTGGTACGAGCCTATAAAGGGCAGTAGGGTAGTATTTGACTTTATTTGCAGTAGCCAAGAGGATTTAGACTATGTAGATGAAATTGCCCAAGTACAGGAAACTCGCTTTTTTGTGCGGCTATACCGTGACGGCTCTATATTTTGGCAAGGGCCTATCCTGCAAGATTTGCTGCGCGTTCCGTATTCTACCATTCCCGCATCCGTTGAAATTCAGGCAACGGATGGATTAGCGAGGTTGAAAGGTTTAAAAGGAACAATCGGCCAATACGATAACATTCTAGAATCAATCATTGCCGTACTAAAAGAGCTTGACACGGGCAATTTATGGGCAAGCTCTGACGACTTTTTGCGTACTTCAGTCAGGTGGTTTGAGGACAAAACATGGACAAGCTCACCGCCTAACGGTTTGGACGCTTTGGCTTATTCACGATTAGAGCGTGACTTTACAGAGTACACATACGACAATCAAGGCAACAAGGTATTTCGTGAGTGGTATGAGTGGCTAGGCACAATACTGCGAGTTTTTAACGCTCGTATATTCATGTCAGATGGCCTTTGGGTTATTGAGCAGATTGGAGAGATAGCGAACAACCCAAGCCGCTATAACATCTACCAACGGGCGTACAGCTACACAAGCGGAAACCCCTCCACAGCTACGGGAGTGACAAGCACGGGAACGAGCTTTACTACATTCTATCAATTATTTGGTACGGGTGATGTAAAGAGGCTTGACCCAAGCGGATCATGGACATACCTGCCAAGCGTTAAAGAATACTCGCTTAAGTACGATTTGAGTGCGGATGCTTCGGCAATCGTTCTTTTCCTTCGCACAACCTCAAGTTATTCAACTTTTGGAAACATAGGCGCGGACACTAATTTAGGGGTGTACTTACAGCTTCAAGCACGTTGGCATAAGCTAGTAAACAGTTCGGCAAGCCCTGAAAATTGCTATTTTGAAGCATACGCTACCGTTCGACTTGTGGGTACTTCGCAGACGTATTATTTAGCCCCTACGGGAACGCCCGGTCAAGTCGTTTGGACAACTACTCAAACTAGGCTTTTAGTGGTGCGCGACCCTGTTATAGGCATCCCTGCGAGTGGAAGTAGTTACTATACTCAAGTGTTCCCAGGAACATCTGTAAACACAACAAGCGTGCCCGTAGCGGGTATTCTATCCGTGCAATATGAAGTTGAGTTTAAGGATTTCAATAATCCAAACGTCACAAATGCAAATATCAGCTTAGGCACTATCACAAGTGCAGAAACGACATACTTCCCAAATAGGGGGTTTCGGGCGTTTTTAGAATTGGCCCCAATGTCTTCTGAACCTTTGGATAGCTTCGAGTATTCAGTTGAGAATACAGTTGACACAAGCTCGACAATCATTGAGCAGGTGGATTCTGTTTGGCTTGGCGACCAATTAAACAGCGTGGGGACCAACGGCCAAATAGAGGTTTACAACGTGACCAATAGCGCGTGGGAGCCTTCCACAAGCTGGAAGATTCGCGGATTAAATACGGCCAAGCCGATTTTGGAAATCCTTTTGACTGTAATGATGCAGTTACGAGAAACCCCTCGAAGGCTTTTTGACATTGGCTACTATGGCGAGATGAATCCTATCCAAGCCTTTAGGGTTGGTGTAAGCGTTGCGGCTCGGAATTACTTTTGGAACTGGCTCAAGCTAAATGCCCGTGCTAATTATGTGCAATCGGAGGCTTATGAAATAGAGCAATCTACAACGGCTTACAATATAACCTCAGATTATGTCTATGTAGGTGTTGATTTTGCAGATGGTATTTCTAGGGGTAGCGGTGGAAGATCAGGGATAGGCACGATTGGCGATGTGGTAAACGGAATAAGTTTCCCTACGCACGGCCTTGTTGCATCAGAGCAAAGCGGCACAATCACAAGTATACCGGTAAGCGGTGCATTGAGGTTTACGGTAGGCTTTGCAGGAGATACTATTCAGGTGCTAACCTCTGACGGCAATATCACGGAATTTATACTAAGCGAAGATGCGGTTGCGGGAGCTACTTCATTGAGTGTTGAGAGTAAAGCTATAAGCGGGGTGATAGGCGCGGGTGCGCGTGTGCTTGGCGCGGCTGTTTCCCAAGCCACCCAAGCGCAAGCGTTAACCAAATTCCCAATCTCAGCCATCCCCGATGCGGAATTGATACTTCAAGATAGCGGAGTTGAAACGACTAGCGGCCTTATCACCACATGGAAAGATTCGAGCGGAAACGGCAACGACTTCACGGGGGTAGACGTTACACCTAACTACAAAGGCGGGTTCTACGCTCAATTAGACGGGGCAGCAAGCTATCTATCTAACGGAAGCATAAATATCAATCAACCCTTCAGCCTTGTGATGTTGCTGAGGTTGACAGAAAGCACAAGCGGGAAATACCTTTTTGAGGCTTCTATCGGTGACTTTAGCATCATCACGGCCACAGCTCCCGACCTAACCATAAGCACCGGAACAGGGCCAACCAATGCAACCATAGAGATCCCCCGCGATGTGTGGAATGTATTTCAGTTGAGAGTAGACGGGGCAAGCTCGCAGTATCGTGTCAATTACGATTCGTGGACCAATATCACGTTAGACGCTTCCGCTTTAATTGAAGCACCCTATATTGGGTATGATGGCTCTTCCAACTTCTGCGAAACCGACCTCGCGGCCGCTTGTATCTTTGCTAAGGTATTAACGGATGATGAGGCAAATGCAATCGTCAACAACTTCAAAGCTCGAATAAGCTAATGGCATTCAACAAGTATACAAGCGCATCCATGATCGTTGTGCCTTCGGGGTATAAGGCTACAAAGCTCTATGCCCAAGTGCCGACAGATGGCGATGGCGACATGACGGTGACAAGGGCGAGTAGTAAAACGCGGGTAAACTCAAGTAGCTTAGTCGAAACGATAACGGCAAATGTGCCTGCGCTCGACTACTCTTTGAGTTCATGCCCTGCTTTGGCTCTTGACCCTGCAGCTACTAATCTACTGCTCCAAAGCCAAGATTTTACAACTACATGGAACGCGTTGGGGGGAGCTTCTGTAACGGCTAATACTACTGTATCTCCTAATGGAGGTACAGATGCTGATACTATTACTTACACTACAGGTGCTGCAAGCAGAGTAGTTCAATCAGCAACAATGAGTGTATCGAC